CGAACGTGTCACGGGCGCGACACCAAACCATCCAGAGCTCTTGCTCGACGTCCTCATGGCTGAGCGACGTTGCGCCGGAGCCATGAAGCTTTCTTGCGATTGACCAGGACATACGCCGGATCAGTTCGACGCTATCCTTATGGTCGATCATCAGGCGAAGTGCCTCTGAACGACCTGGTCGACAGTCACCTGGTCGATGCGCGAGCAACGATTGATGAATGCGAGGCGGAAGCCGTAATTCGGATTGTTACCGAAGACGATTGTCAGCGAAGCGGCGTTGATCAGCTCGCGCGGCGAGATCGTCATCGACATCTCACCCTTGGCAAAGCTCTCGCGGATAGCACCTGCGACCTTGACGAACTTGTCAGCGTCGGGCTTGCCGAGACCGGCCTTCGAGCGCAGCACCAGGCTTTCCTGCTTCGGATCCATGTATTTCACTTCCTTCGTGATATGGAATCGCGAGTAAGAAGCTGCGTTCTGGATCATCGTGCCTTGATAGAGGCCTGTTTCGTCGCCGACGCCGTTGGTGTTGCCGGTCGCAACAAAGCGGAAGTCGGGATGCGGGTGGATGACGCGCTGGTCGATCGGCGCATCCTTGATGACAAGCGGCTTGCCCTCGAGCACTGGCTGATAGAGCGCGATCACCGACGGCATGGCGAAGTCGTATTCGTCAGCGCAGTAGACCATGCCATACTTCATCGCCATCGCGAGCGGGCCATACTGGAACTCGGTGACGGTCTGCGGTTTCTGAACGACGACGATCGTGCCGTCACCTTTGAGCTCCTGGCTGTCGGCCATGACGGTGCGCACGACATACTGTCCGAGGATGTGAGCTTCTTCGGTGTTGCCGGTGTGCTGCACGCGCAAGAACGGGCGCCCGGTGCGCGCGGCGCACTGTTCAAGCACGGTCGTCTTGCCTGTGCCGTGATAGCCCCAGAGATACGTGTTCATCTTCAGTTCGAAGCCGAGGCAGACGACCTTCACGAGGTCGATATCGAAGACGTATTCGGGATCGGACTGACTGATGTAGGCATCAGCTTCGTGGTGATGCTCGGTCAGGCAACGAAGAGCGATCGGGTTGCCGGTCGATGACAGACCGGTTGAGGGATCGAGGTCGAAGATTTCGGAGAGCGAGCGCTCGACGAAGGCGAACGGCTGCATCGGGTTGAAGGCGGTCGAGCCAGCAGCCTTGCGGTCAGCAGCTTCCTTGGCCTTCAGTGCTGCGCGCCTGCCTTTCGGAGACAGAACGGGCTCGCCAGGATAGGCTTCCTTGTAGCGCTCGATCGTCCAGTCTGCGTGATTTTCCTTGAGATAGAGCCTGATCGAGTGCGTCTTCCCGCCGTCGATGTGGCAAATGATCATGTCGTCGTTTTCAGTGGTCATGCTTCAATCTCCGTTTGAACCAGATCAGCGCTCTGTGTCGCTCTCAATCAATATTTACTTACTAACAAGCGCAGCGATGGGAAGCAATCAATATTTACTGACCGCTTCGCATTCCCTGCTTATTTCGTGAGGATCTTTTTGAGTTCGCCCATGACGGCGCGCGGCAGCTCCTCGACAGAGTTGAGGATGAGGTAGTTGTCGTAGAAACGAGCAACCGCGTCAGACTTGATGCCGACACCGACGAGGTCGAAGCCCTGGTCTGTCAGGCGCTTGACCATCATCTTCAGGTGTTCGTCGTCGTTCTCGGCGCCGGCAGGAAAGCCGTCTGACAGCACGATGATAACCTTGCGCTTCTCCTTGCGCTTGGCGAGACGCATCGCAGCATATTCGAGGGACTCGCCGTCTATATTGCCGCCCATGTGAGCCTGGACCTTGCGCTGATAGGCGAAGCGCTTCTTAACCTCGGCGTTGATGCGCTCATTGAAGTCCTTGAAGATCGGCATGTAGATCGGGTAGATGCGCGAGAACTTGACCCTCGACTTCGCCACTTCCTTCTGCAGCGCGTCATTGAACTCTTCCATCTGCGTTTGCGTCAAGATGCCACCCGAGCCCCACATAGACGCTGTGGTAAAGCCCATGCACTCTGACGGAATGTTGCAGCGCTCAAGCACCTGGGCGAGCGCGTATGAGGCTGACATCGCTGTTGCCATCGGCAAGCCCTTCATCGATCCGGAGCAGTCCGACAGCAGCGACACGGCTGTGTCTTTGGCGCGGATCTCTTCGCGTCGGCTGAAGACGCGGGCATCGCCGGCCGACAGACGGTGTAGACCTGCGCTATTAAGCTTGCCCGAGCGCTGACCGGCGACGTTGAAGACGCGCGACTGCGCTGCCATCATGCGCTCGATGTCCTTCTGCATGACGCCTGTGAGCGATCGGGTCTGCTCCTCGAGCTCGACCGTCCATCTGGACTTGTAGTCTTCCGGCACTTGCAAGGTCTTGATGACGTCATACTCGCGGGTGAAGATCGAATAGTCGGACGCGCGGCAGGCTTCGATCGCCTGCTTGACGATGATCTTGACCAAGGCTGCCGACAGGTCTTTCTCGTCGAGGGCGTCGTCGGTCATCTCTTCGAACGGGTTGACGTTCTTGTCGTAGCCGATACCGTTGACCTCGAAGTTTTCCTCGTCCTCGGGCGCTTCTTCACCTTCGGTCTCTTCCTTGCCGTCGTTGTCGTCCTCGATCGCGAGGTTGCTCAGATCAGGCTTGCCACCTTGCTCGCCGTCGTCTTCACCTTCCTCGGTGTCATCACTCTCGGCATCAGCGCCTTCAGCGTCGCTACCGCCTGATTCAGGCTCTTCGCCAGTCTGATCCCCACCGGACTCAGTCTCGCCATCACTCTTCTCGGCTTCAGCGTCTTCCTCTTCGGGCGCACTTCCTTCACCGTCGTCTGTGTCAGAAACTTCCGCATCGTTTTCGTCGCTGCCGTCATCAGCATCATCGGCGACGCTGCCGGAACCATCCTGATCGTCGGCATCGTCAGCCTCGCCTTTTTCACTGTCGTCCTTGTCGCCAGAGCCATCGGCCTCGGCTTCGTCAGCCTCATCATCGTCGCTGCCGTCTGTGCTGTCATCGCCAGCGCCTTCGGTGCCGTCTTCGTCTTCGGTCTGCTCACCTTCACCTTCTGAATCGCCTTCGCCGGCATCTTCCTTCTTCTCCTCTTCGCTCTCGTCCTCGCCTTCACCGCCCGACGCTTTGTCATTGTCTTCGGTGTGCTCGCGCTCACCTTGACCTTCACCGTCGCCGGTCTGCTCTTCGTCGGAGTGGTCCTGATCGTCTTCACCTTCGGACTCGGGTTGCTCCTGGTCGTCGCTGCCTTCGCCGTCGGACTTGTCTTCTTCCTCCTCGGGCGGCTGCTCGGGAGGGGCTGGGGGTGCTGGCGGGGGTGGTGGGTAGAGAATGGCTTCGACCTCGACGGCGATGTCGTAGGTCTGAGCCGTGTCAGCCAGGAGCGGCATCTTGTCTTTCGACGCCTGGGAGAAGCGCTGCAAGAACGCCTTCACCAGAGGGTGATCCCAGTATTTGTTGTCGTCCATGTAGTTCTGGAACTCGACGTGACCGGCGAGCGCGCGAAACATGACGACGATGAGGTAGTCGAACTCGTCCTGATTTGATTGGGCACTCTTAATCGCCGGCTCAGTGACGTTGCGCAGGAAGTATTCGCGCAGCCGAGAGAAGTTGCGCTTCGAGCCGGGGAAGTCATCGCTCATAAGCCGCTCAATCATCGTATCCTCGATGATGTTGTGCAGGTTATGGAGACGCCTGGACTTCTCACGCGCCTTGAACGTGAAGTCGGTGTAGAGGACGTGCGCGACTTCGTGGTCGATAAACCCTTGAATAGCCATGACAAAGTCAGGCTCAGCGTTATCGGGCAGAAGCGGAATGTTCACGCGATGGGGCAGGCCAGTGACGGGGTGCGGCTGAACGTAGGCTTGTGTGCCGATTTGCGTAACCACCAAGCCTTTGCCCGCAAGCATCGGAATGATCTTCTTGATTGCTTCGCGCAGGATCACAATGTCGTTGTTCATGTCGCACTCCGTTAAGTCAACTTTGATTGACTCAATATCTCACTAAAAATCGTGGGTTACAAAAGGCATGAGCAGGATCCCGTCACCAAACGCAGGGATGATGATGTGAATGTTGCCATGCTCTGAGTGGGTGCCGGTAAAGACCGTGACACCGTTCTTTTCGGTGCGCACGACGTTCACCAGTTTCGCACCTTCTTCCCATGCCACGTCATATGGCATGTCTTGAATGGCTTCGATCTGGGAACGCGTAGGGGTAGCAATGGTCGGGGCCGGCTGTTGATGCATAGTCTATCCTCTAATGCAGCTAGAACAATCAGTCAATATTGACTGATGATTGGGGATAAAATAAAAGCGATCCGGCATCATGCGCGGATCGCTCGGTTTCATTTCGATGCGGCGAAGAGTTCCTTCAGGCCCGCGGTCTGTCGATCGTTGACCTTCGGATCTTCACTGTCCGAGGCTTCACGAATGACGTTGATGATCTCGACCTCGTTTGCAGAGACCACAGCATCGATCATCTTGGCCGACTGAGGATCGTCTCCCATGAACTGCTCAAGGGCGAGCCGGAAGAGATACATCGGATCGACGTCGATAGCACGAGCAAGCCCGGCGACACGGTCCAGGGGAAGCTTAGCGTCGCCCTTTTTGATCATCGTGACCATGTTAGACTGTGTCCAGCCAGCAGCCTGAGCAATTTCTCGATGGGACTTGCTGACCTTCTGGTCGATGTGCTTGTCGAGAAAACGCGCAACCTTCGTGTTAGCGTAGGGACGAACGTAGGTAGTGGTGGACATTTACTGGAACCTTTCTTCCTTTGACTTTTCATTTGCCTTCACTAACAGCGCGTTTTCTTGTTTTCTGCTGTATAGATAGCAAGATTGTCTTGGGGTATCGCGTTTTTATATAGGCAAAATTTTTCGCAGTAAGTCAATACCTATTGATTAAAAAAGGACATTTTCCGTAAGGTGAAGTCTTCGATTACCTTGCGAAAACCCAAGGATTGAAAGGTTTTGGAACGAATAGATATTTTATTCAGGTTCATGTCAGATACAATCTACGCATGTTCCATAACCCGCATTATGAAATCATAGATTGTCATTTATTTACGTATGAATCCAAAGGGATTGCCAAATCAGGAGAATCGGTGTCACTTGTGGCGTGCAACACCAAGGAGATTCGGCCTACATGTCCTCTTCCGAAAGAATGGCTAAGTCCCGCGAGAGACGCAAGCGGGAGGGTATGTCGGAAGCGACGATCTGGTTGACCAAGGACGACAGCGAGAACCTCTCGAGGTTCATGCAGGCGTGCAATATTCAATCGAAGCAGGACGCGATCTCCGCGGCGCTACGCAAAGCATTTAAGGGACAGACAGAAACGGCAATCTGAAGACGTGAAAAACCCCGGAAGCGGCAAACTTCCAGGGTTTTGATATTCACGGAGACTGAGAAAGCCCGATTAAAGGATTCACGTCTTTTGCGCAAATCGGTTTTCCCATGATTTCCTTGACCTGTCAACGTTCCGAAAGGAGCGAACGTAGAAGTTTTGCCTCGATTTAAGGAATCGACATGCAAACTCAGGGAAACCTGGGCTGGCGTAAGCTTGGAAAGCCAGTCCAGATACATGATCAGCCGACTATAGAGGCGGATCGTCGCAAGCTCTACAAGCTAAAGAATCTTGCCGCGGTAGCATTAGGATTGTCTAAGAGCCAAATCGCGGTGCTGAATAGCCTAATTTCTTACTTCCAGGAGCCGATCGCAGGCCGGCTGTTGGTTTGGCCCTCGAACCAGTCATTGATGACGGCAACCGGATATAGTGAGCGAGCCGTTCGGTTGGCTATTCGACAGCTCATTTCTATTGGAATCATCCAGCCAAAGGATTCGGCCAATGGAAAACGATTCGCCGACCGATCGCCGACCAAACAAATCCTTGATGCATTCGGTTTCGACCTCGCCCCTCTCCTGCTTCGCGAGAAGGAATTCAAGGATTCAGTTCTTGAAATAGAGGCGCGCAAGGAAATGCAATCGCGCCAGCTCGACGACATCACCATCTGCCGGCGCCAGGTCCAGGAATTCCTTCGCGCCTTCGACGAGCTCGACGCCTCGATCGATATGTCAACATTACAGAGCGCTTTCGACCAACTGGTGGAGCGAACACCACGCCGGTCGCTCAATCGCTTCCCTGGCCCTCTCCTGGCCGAATGGAGCGCACTCCTGAAGGTCGCTGAGCATCAATATCATACCGCCTTTGCCGGCAATGATTGCCGTCACAAAGAGAACAACAACGATATACCTGAGCAGTCTTGTTCAAACGGCCAAGGAGAAATGGTTAGGGGCGAAACGGTGAACCTGGCCGACATGCGAGCCGCCTGCCCGGACGCTATGGAGCTGGCGATCGGCGTGCGCACGGAAGGCGACATGATCAGGGAGGCCGCGCGGTTGCGTGGCGAGTATGGGACTCACCGGACGGCCTGGGAGGAAGCCTGCGACGATCTGGGTCGGCCGCGCGCCGCGGTTTTGATCTTCTATCTGCTTCAGCTCTACGTGGACGACCAGACGGGCCGGCGAACGATCAACAATTTCGGCGGGCTCTTCAGGAGCTGGGCGCGAAAAGTGGCAGCCGGCGAAGTCGATCTCGCAAAGGAGATCCACGTCATGCGGCGAAAGCGAGCGCACTAAAAAAAAGGGCGCTCGATGAGGAGCGCCCAAGTTACAAAGGAGATTACAATGACGAAACGGAGGGGAACGTCGCTGTGCTTATAGAATAGTCAGTATTCAGTCGGCTTTTCGTTTTTCTTTCGAAGAAACGGGAATTGGCCGAGTGATACAATACCAGCGCATATCCCAGCCCTGCTGCTCAAGCATGAGAAACAGGCTCAACGAAATGAACGTGCTGACATTGCCGTCCGGACTCCGCGGGTTATAGCGCTCGCCTGGTGTCATGCGGCCTCTCTCAGCACCTCGCCGGCCTTGTCGTCGCGGAATCGAACGGCTCGCGGGTGACGGAGTGAGCCGTCGGGCGTGACCTCGTTGAACTCGATTTCGAGCATGCGGCCGAGGAACTTGAAGCCGCGATCGTGGATCTGATCGGCCGGCAGCGAGTAGCCTGGTTTGAAGCCAACCTTCGGATCGATACCGAGGATAGCTGCGTCGTATTGCCAGTCTTCCCAGAGCTCGTCGCGCTGGTCGGATGACCATCCACCACCGATGCGCACGTTGACACCCTTGTGGTCGACGATCGCGCCGCCCAGACGGTCTTCGTTCTCGGCGTTCTCCTCGCCGTTGAAGAAGCCGTTGATGAAGAGGTCGATTGTTTCCTCCGGCTTGATCTTCAGCCAGGTGTGCGACTTCTTCTTCTCGTAGGCGCCGTCATAGGTCTTCACCATCGCGCCTTCGAGGCACTTGAGCTTGCCGGTCGCCTTGTCGATCGTCTCCTTGTTGAGCTCCGCTTCGCGATCTTTGTCGCCACGGGCCAGATAGTTGGCGATCGTCTGGTTGATCAGCTTCTCGTAGATCGCCTCGATCTCTTCGTGGCTGTTGGCCTCATAGAGGTCAGTGATGTAGACGGGCGCGTGCGTCACCGCCCTCACCTCACTGACGAAGGTTTGAAGCAGCGTGCGCCGCGTCTCCCAAGGCACCTGGTAGGGCAAGTTGCCGATGAAGCCGGAGTAGGGCAGCAGATCGAACGCATGCAGCTCGGCGTCGTAAGCCTGACCGTTCTTGCGCTTGACCGCGCCCATGTTCGCAAACAGCCCGTTGAGAGCCTCGCCGTCGAGCGTGAAGGTCGGATCGTCATTGTTGCCGTCGAAGAGCACCGTGGCCAGATCACGATAATGATCATCAACGTCGCCGTTGCGCGCACCATCGCGAATGTGTCGTGCTGCCTCGAGCAGCGGCTCTGCCAGTTCCTGGAACGCCGGAATGGCCTTGCCTGACCGCGTGAAGAAGGCGCCCTTCCCTTCGGTCGCAATGAACGTGCATCGATAGCCGTCGAGCTTCGGCTCGACCGGAACCGGGAACTTCTTGACCCTCCCCTCTTCATAGGGATGAGCGCGCATGACGCCGAACGATGGCAGGAAGCCTGGCAGCACTGCCTCGATAGAAGTTGCTGCAATACCAGCCTTCAAGTCCTTGTTAAGCATCAAGAAAAGGATTTCGCGGGCCGGCTCTTCGAGAATAGCGAAGATGGTTTCGATCGCGTCTTTGGCAGAATTGCCGGACAGCTTGCGGGTTGCCAGGTCGTCGAGGAGCGAGCCCACGGTCGGATGATCGATACGGATGTAGAAATCGCCCTTCTCCATGGGCGACATCTTCTTCAGCGTCACGCCGTAGGTGACGAACGGGTCGTAGGTCCATTTGAGAATGAACTTGCCGAGGTCGTCGGCGAGCAACTTCTCAAGACCGGCCTGTTTGTCCAGGCGACCGGGCGAATTAGCGATATCGCTAATCAGCGAAAGGGCTTCAGATGCGTTCAAGGGTATTCTCCTATGCTGCGATGTTGAGGGCAGCGGCCATATCGCCGGTCTTTGCTGCCTGATTGAGGGTGTCGTTCTTCTTGGCGACGACGGTGCGCTGGCGCGGTGTGTCGTCGGTCTCGTCACGAACGGTCATCGAGACCTTCTTCGGCGCGATGAACTGGGATTTACCTGGCGCCGTCTTGAGCTGCGCCTGGATACGCTCCTTTGCGCTGTAGAGCAGGTCGCGCTCGTTTGGCGTCAGACTGAATCGCTCGACCTCGCGGGCGATCGGAACGGTGTTGACGATGCGCTCAAGCACATCGGCGTGCAGCTTGCCCTGCTTTGGCTCCTTCGAGCCGTAGTCGTCAGAGACCTCGCCCTTGCCGTAGCTGATGTTCTTGACGATCTGAGCAGCCGGACACATCGAGCAGTTCATGGCAGCCTGACAGCCCTGGCGCTTCTCGACGTGCTTGCCCATCCAGACGGCTTCGCGCAGCATCGTGCATGCGGCCATCTTGGTGTTGGCGTTGAAGACTGGGCAGGTGAAGGTGAACTGGTTGTCGGCTGCAAGCGTGAGGTAGTGCGCCATCAGAATCTCCCGAAGTTTTTGTGGACGGTTGTTTCGGCGTGCGCGACATCGGCGTGCGGCCCGAAACGTTTGCGATAGGCTCGACGGATAACCACACGACAGCGGCATTCGGCGACGGTCTTGAGCGAGAACTCCTGCCAGAGCGCCGGCATGTCATTGCGCGGGCTGATTTCCTCGACGAGAGCATCCTTGGCCTTCTGCCAGCTATCGAGACGCATCTTGCTGATCCGTCGCAGGAGATCGCCGGAGAACTCGATTGTCTCCATCAGAACCGACCGAACATCGGGTTTGACGCGTAGGTCTTGACCGCTTCTTCCTGCTCGATCTCTTTCTCGGCAAGTTTCGCGGCTCTGATCTCCGCTTCCGAGAAGACCTTAGGCGCCGTGGGGATGAACTTGCCGTCCTCTTCGAAGCGCGGCGGGTTGAGCTCTTCCTTGCGGCCGGTCACTTTCATGCCCGGAACGATATGTTGCAGCGCCGGACCCGGGATCATCGGCCAGACCGAAGGACCGAACGCCATGCGCAGCTCGGGCTCGGAGTTGACCTGTCTCATGTTGGTGTTCTTGGTCTCGTAGCCCTTGCCGATCTTTGACTGAACGAGCTTATCGAACTCGGATTCGGCTTTCTTCTGGATCGCGAACCTATCGATCTTCATGTCGCCAAGCTGGCCGATCTTGCCCCAGCGGCGCACGATGATGGCCGAGCCATTCGCTGCGACGACCAGGCTGACGTTGTAGTGCTTGTTTGAACGATTACCGTCCGAATATTCGAGCGAATAATGCGCGAAATCAAGGGGATAACTCATTGCGTTGCTCTCGTTGTTGTCTGTGAAAATGATATAGCGCGTTTTGCGCAGGGTTGTAAGTAAATATTGATTGAGCCGTCAAGATCCCTTTGCGGCTTTTTCTGCCGCTGCGAACGGGTTTCTAAGACGCCATTTGACGTCGATCGCCGGCGTCCAGAGGGTCGCGGCGTAGTAGGCCGCACGCACGACCTCGGCGATGACTTCGTTCGGGTCTTTCTTGTAGGGCAGCAGTGCGATGCGCACCTTGAGCCCGATTGACGTCAGGAGCTTGGCAGCGTCGAGCGCTGCGATCGTCGCCTTGGGTTCCCCGTCCCACATGATCGTGACCGTCTTCACGCCCTGGCGCTTCAGTTGCAGGAAGCGGCCGAGCTGGTCGTCGCCGCTCGATGAGCCATAGGACAGATGCTTGCCGAAGGAGCCGACAGCGACGATCCGGCGCAGATCGACTTCCTCGTCAAACGCGATCTTGATAGCCGCGACGTCGAAGAAGCCTTCGCCCATGACGACTTCGTCGGTGAGCTGGACGTTCTGGCCGTTAAGCAGGAACTTGCCGGTGCCTGGCAGGCCTTTCGGGAAGAGGTATTTGCGCTCGACCAGGGCAGCCGCCTCGCCTGTCGTCAGATCGCGGCCCTGGAACGTCTTCAGGGTGCCGTCGAGGTCGAAGACTGGGATGATGACGCGGTTGGAGAACCACTGCTGCTGCAGAACGCCCTCGTCGTCTCTGAACGGCCATGAGCCATACTGGCAGTAGCGCAGCCCGAAATACTTGGCGTAGTCGCCGGTGATGCCGCGGTCCTCGAGATAGACCAGGTTCTCGCCGTCTTCCGTCGGCATGGGCGTCGAGAAGGGCAGCTTTACTTCGCCGTGGTCGACAGCGACCGTGGCCATGCGCTTGGGGCGCCAGCCCTGCTCCTTCATGATCTCCTTGCACTTTTCGATCGTCTCGCGCCAGTTGTCATAGCCGAAGTGCAGCTTGACGAACTTGCCCTTGGAGAAGGTCTGGTTGCAGACGAAGCAGTTCCCCTGCCCCGTGTCGGCATTGAGGTAGACGCGCGATCGGCCGTCACCACAGTCCGGGCAATACTTGGCGTTGATCTGCATGCCGGATGAGCCTCGCCCCATTTTGTAGGGCAAGCTCTCGCGGTCGAAGAAGAACTCGAGGTCGAGGTTCTCGGTGATCTCCTGGAAGATATTGTCGGTCATACACGACCCATGACTTTGGTGAGGAACTTGAGCTTTTCGCGGTCCTGTCGGATGAGCAGCGAGAAGCCGTCCTCGGTGTTGCGGGATGCGACCCAGGTCAGACGTGCTTCGCCTGACTTTTTCTCGGCGTCGGTCGCGTTGATGGCGATGACCACGTCGGCCGTTCTGATCTTGTTGAAGTCTTCGGCAACGTCGGTCATCTTGGCCGTGTGCGCTGCGGCGCCGGCGCGGTTCGTCTGCGTGGCCGACAAGAGCGCCAGGTCTTCTTCGAAGGCGATCGCACGGAGATCGATGTAGATCGAACGCAGGTTGTCGATCTGGTTGTCCGAGCGATACTCAGCAGCCATGATGTCCGCGTAGTCGACGGAGAGCAGGTCGAGGATGATGCCTTCAGAGCGCCACTTCTCGAGGATGCGCTTGATCTGCGATGGTTTCAGGGTGCCGGATGCGAAGTCGCGCAGGATCAGGTGGCCAGCTTTGGCCTCGGCAGCCTTAATGCGGGCTTTGACGGTCTGCGGGTCATCTTTGAGCAGGCGCATGGCCGTGTCTGAGACGTTGGCGTCGAGACGGTCGGCGATGATGGCCTTCGACACTTCGAGCGACAGATAGGCCGTGTTCATGCCAAGGAGCGATGCGTTCTTGGTGAACTCCCCGAGCCCGAGGGACTTGCCGGCCTTCGCAGCGCCCATCAGCAGCGACATTTCGCGACGGCCCCAACCACCATGATAGAGATTGGCGTCGATCTCGGCATAGCCGGTCGAGATGCCGCGCTTGACGATCTTGCCGGCCTTCCAGTCTTCGCGAACCTGTGTGCGGGCCTCGATCTCGCCGAAGTAGTGATAGTCGCCTTCATCCGTCGTCACGCCGACGTTGAGCGCTGCCTTCTGAAGCTTCTCGATACCAGCGAAGTCACCACGCTGAAGCAGCTCGACGCTCTTCAGGATCGCCTGCTCCATTGCTGTGAACTTGGCGAAGTCTGAAACCTTCTCGGCGACATAGGACGAGTTCGACAGGTCGGTGCGCACCGCATCCTTGATGGCGATCTTGATCTCGGCCAGGCTGTCGTCGCGGATGCGCTTCTTGGCCTTCTCGTCTTTCAGGATCTGGGTGAGGATGCGCAGATCAGGCACCGACTTATGGACCTGCAGGTGGTTCTTGATCAGACTGACAAGCTGACCGTGGGCATCGTTTGCGAAATAGGCCGGGTCGATCAGATCCTTGGTGCGGTTGGCAAACTGCGTGTCGCGCATGAACAGCGCCAGGGTCTTCTTCTGAAAGCCTTCGTCAAAGTCCCACTTCGGCGCTTCGGAGTCCGCGACTTCCTCGTCGTGATCTTCTGCAATTGCTGCTGCGGCCTGGGACATCATGTTACCTTTCGAAGTCAATCAATATTTACTGACTGATAGTGAGCTAAAAAACGCGCTATCTGCCCTCTATTGAGCTTCTTAACTCAGTAGAGAATAGCGCTTACTGCATGGGATGCTATTGGATATGTCTGTGGATCAGCTCAAGATGATGAGGCTCGAAACGGGCCTCGACCTTGTCGAGCGGCAGCCGGTTCTGATTGATGAACTGGGCCAGCACATACCAGGGATTTCCCCTGAGCTGCGCCTGTTTGAACAGCCATTCGTGATAGTCGTTCTGATGGGCAATGTCGTCGTAGTTCTCGATCATGTAGGCCGGCTCGTCGGATAGATAGAGACGAGCTCCCTGCATTTCTTCCCACTTGGCGACGGCCTTCTCGACGTCCTCCGACTTGTAGAGGTGAGCGGCCTGCGGCAGATGGTTCTGGCCCCAATAGCGAAGACGAAGCCCCATGACCGTGTGAATATAGGCCTTGTAGGGCATGCCGATCGCATCTGCGACCTGGCGACCGCGCCACATGCCGGAGAAGGTGATCTTGTGCTTGTCTTCGTCGGCTGCAAGGCCTGCCCAGATCACTTCGATCGTCGGCACACGAATGAACTGCGAAGCTGCCTTGGAGATTTCGACCGCGAAATACTCGCGATAGACCTCGCCAAAGGCCTCGATGTAATGACGGGTCGCCTGAAGCGGCGTCATCATGCGGTAGTCAAACCACTTGGTTCGAAAGAGCTCCGGGTCGATCGCCAGGAGCTTCTTATCGATGAATTTAAAAGCGACCAGATCATCATCAATTGGATCTGGTCGCGGGGTGTCGTCAATTGCTGGCTGCATCCAAAAACCTGTCGAGTCCTTCACGAGCTTCTTCGTCACTCGCTGAATAGTCAGAAATCGATTGGTCTTCATACAATTCGACAATTTTTTGAATGAGACCGTGCCGAACGATGTCTTCGCGGCCAAATTCGACCACGCTGACCTCGCGCAAACGACCGAGCAGATCAATCGCGCGAGCAAGGCCAGAGCGGATGCCGCGGTCGATCTGGCGCAGGTCGCCGTTGATGATGAACTTGGCATCTTCGCCGATACGGGTCAGCGCCATCTTGAATTCGGTATCGGTCGCGTTCTGCATTTCGTCGAAGATCACCCATGCGCGCTTGAGCGTGCGACCACGCATGAACGCGAGCGGGACCGGAACGATGATCTCGGCCTCGACCAGATACTCGTATTTGGCCTGGCCGAAGGCGTCGTGGAAGGCTTCCTCGAGCGGCACCAGGTATGGGCGGAACTTCTCCTTCAGGTCGCCCGTCAGGAAGCCGAAGCTGCGCTCGACCTCGACGTTCGGACGGCTGACGTAGATCTTGTCGATCAGACCGGCTTCGAGAGCCTCGGCTGCGCGCTGAACGGCGAACCAGGTCTTGCCAGTGCCGGCAGGTCCGGTGCCAAAGACAATATCGGAAGAGCGAATAGCGGCGTCATAGCGGCGCTGACCATCGTTGAGAGCGGTCACGAGGCCTGTCTTGGTCTTTGCGCGGGAGGGTTTGCGACGATTGGCCTGATCTTCCAGGACTGCTGCAAGGAGGCTGGCGTGCTGATCGGGCTTGGACCGAGCGCCGCGGCGCTCCTGTCGGCTCGAGGGCTTTGAGGTGCGGTTGGCCTTGGTCATGATAACTCCCGATGTATGCGACTGACATTAGTCTATGTCATCGGGAGCTAGTAAGTAAATATTGATTGATGAGTCTAGTCAGATTTTTGCACCCACCACTTTTCATCGGTGAAGTCGCCCGGCTTCGGCGTCATGGCTTTAAGCACCCATGAAGCCTTGTATTGCGACTCCACCCACGAGGAGCCGAGGACGAACACGAGAAGCATCTGCTGTGGCGTCAACTCCCTGTCCTGGTTCAACGCATCGCGGAAGACCATGCTCGAGGTATCGCCGACAGCGATCTTCAATTGAGCTGCCTGGGCGCGCGCATTGAGATTGATCTGGTCAACCTGCCTGCCCTGCAACGGCACGCGCCCGTAGCCAGGAATGTCGATGGTAGCGCCGGCCTCGATCCGGCGATCACGCTCGGCGTTGATCTCAGCATCGGTCGGTTCGGTAACGGGCGTCTCGGAAGGAGGCGCATCCGGATCGGAGATGCGAGCATAGCCCCAGGTGCCGCTCTTCCACACGATGATGTTGTCTTCAGCCGGCGCGGGCGGCGCGATACGCGTCGAGTTTGCCGGATCGAGGAAGATGCCGGGCTCGAGCGGACTTTCATCCGCTTCGCCAGGACCGAGATATTCCCCAGTAAGTCCGTCGTAATTATAGATTTGCATGTGATCCTCAGTATTTGATGCAGGCGAGAAGAGCGACGTTACGCATGCGGGCTTCGGTGCCACCAGATGCAACGATAGTCAGACCGGTCACATGATTTGCGATAGAGATGCCGGTGCCCGCTGCGTATATACCGATGCCCGTGCCGACCGCGTTGGTATAGCCGTTGATGTCGTTCGCGGTGCCCTTGATGCTCGTGAACGAAGCACCGCTCGCCGTTCCACTAGAGCCGATGGTCGCGTGTGCGTGGCCCGGATCTGCGACGCCGTGCGCGTGACCCGGATCGCTGATGCTATGGATATGGCCAGGATCAGACGTGCCGTGCGTGTGCGTCAGGTTCTGGCTGTCCTGGTAGGAACCGAGAACGCGGCTCGTGTCGAGACCGCGACCGTCATCGAGACCGCGCGGGACCACGCCGCGCATGTCAGGCACGTTGAACGTCGTCGAGCCGTCGCCTGCGCCATGGGTGGTGCCGATCGCTGCAAAGAGAGCCGCGTAGGTCGTGCGAGAGATGGCAGCGCCATTGGCTTTCATGTAGCCGGTGGGTGCGGTTGCTCTCGCCGTATAGATGACGGTGCCTTCAGGAACGCTCGAGAATGCCGCGAGTGCTGCTTGCACGAAAGCGGTCGTGGCGATCCGGGTGTCGTTGGCGCCGGCCGCAGCCGTCGTTGAATTGGTCGCAAAGGTCGCCGTGCCGCTGATGTCGATCGGCCAGATAGAGTCGTAATTCGCGGCATCGATCTGAACGAGCAGCTTGGTGCCTCCCCAGCCGATCTTGACGGCGTTCGAACCCTGACCGGTTCCGGTGCCCTGCTGGACAGGCGTGAAGCCGAGGCTGTTTTGTTTGCCCGCGAGCTGGTTCGTGATCGTCGTCACGAAATTCGGGTCGTTGCCAAGGGCCGTGGCAAGCTCGTTGATCGTGTCGAGAGCACCAGGCGCACCGTTAATCAGCGCATCGATTGCATTCTTGACGAACGCGGTCGTGGCGATCTGCGTCGTCACGGTCGTCGTGGGTGCCGTCGGCGCAGTCGGAGCTCCTGTCAGAGCCGGCGAGTCCAATGGAGCCTTCGTTGCGATCGTAGTCTGCAGCGCGTCAACGTTAGCCTGAATACCGTCCAGATCGCCCTGCAGGCCAGTGACGTCCGCGACAGCGTGCTGGTGTGCGATCGGCGCAGCGTAAGCCGCAACGGCCTGGGTGACGCGCTGTGCTGTCCACAGACGTGCGTCCGTGCCTACACCGGCCTGTGCCTCGTTGGCAGCGACCACGTCCAGCTTGATCTGAAGGCTCAGATTGGTTCGGAACTGCGCCGGATCTGTGAAGTCCGAGCCGTTGTTCTCCTTAAGCACATAGCTCTGCGGATTGGCGCCGGCGACAGCATCAGCCGAATCCTTGGCAGCCTGCGCGGATGCAGCGGCGGCAATTTCGGATCCGCTTGCAGCCTGGGCAAAGCCCTGCGCGTTATTGGCCGCATTGATGGCGTCGGTCTTGGCAGTTTCAGCCGTCGTCGTCGCGGCCAGGATTTCGCCCCGTGCCGTGTCAACATCGTTCTTGGCAGTCGTCGCGCTCGTGTCGGCCGATACCGCATCGTTCTTGGCCGTCTCGGCGCCGGTTTTCGCAGCGATCGCGTCGGTCTTTGCCGTAACGGCGTCATCCTTGGCCTGGCCGGCGACCGTAGCCGCATCGCCCGCGTTCGTCGCTGAGGTAGCAGCGGCGATCTTTGCGGCTTCAGCGTCTGTTGCGGACTGGGCGGCAGCAAGCGCTTTTGCATCGGCGTCGGAAGCCGAGGCTGCGCTATCGGTCTGGGAGCCGGAAGCGGCATCGCGGGCAGCTTCTGCGGCAGTCTTTGCGGTCTGGGTCGCCGTCAGCGCGGTTTCCGCA